AGGGGTTTGAGCTCGAGCTCCGAGAGGTTGAAAGTCTGCTTCGACTTCGCGCCGCAGGCAGGACAGTCGGCCTCCACGTTGTAGTCGGCGCCGTAGCCCGTCACGCGCAGGGCGACCATCAGTGCGTTGCGATCGCCTGACAGGAGCTGCGAAACGTCGACCCTCTTGTCGACGAGGCACGACTTGATGAGCTCGCTGATGACCGTGCCCTTCTTGATGAGAGCGCGCGAGGTGAGAATGTCCTCTTCGCGCGCCGTCATTGCGCGGACATCGACAGTCTCGCAGTTGTGAAGCGGAGAGTCGGATGGGTATGTGATACCCTTCGATGGCAGCGGGATAGATTCTACGGGAATCTCGAACCCGAAGTCGTCCTTCATCACGTCTCGAGTCATCACACCCGGCTGTGAACCACCGGTGAAGACCTGGTTTCTCTCATTTCTCTCAGACAAACTACCTCCAATAGCCTTTGTGCGATTATCGGAGGTAATTTGCTTTCGTAAACTCTGTTAGTTTTGCCGAGGAGATTCCAGAACGAGAACTTTGTTGCTGCAGCCCCAGATTTTGACGACCCCGTGCGACGCAGCGACCTCTTTCTCCGTCTTCCCGCCCGCCCTGTTCGCTCTCACCGAGAACCTGTTCAGCCGACGGCGGAAATCGGTCCACCAGAACCTGGGAGAGGTCGATTCGATTTCTTGAAAGCCGACAGTCCTGTAAGACTTGCCGAGACCGAGCCGCGTATCGACGTAAGTCATCAGTCCCGCCTTTCCGAGAGAGCGAGCGTGGGAAATGGCGGCTGCAGTGAGCTTGCCGAGAGCGCCCGGGATTGATCTGCCGGGTAGCGTAGCGAAGCGGGCGACCTCAAACCACCCCCTCCATTTTCCGTGAAAGGGTTCTCTCAGCGAGAGAGCTGCCACGAGAGTCTCGCCGTCATAGAGACCCCAGGAAATTGCGGCCTGCACGTCACCGTCGATGTGAGCAGAATCGAAGAACCTGCGTCGCTCGTCACTGGAGAGTGACTCGAGTCGACAGGACCGCGCGCCCCGTGACTTCTGTATCAGACCGAGACGAGACGCGATCATCGACTCTACGATGTGTCTCTTCTCTCTCCATTCGTCTTCGAATATGTGTAAGAGATCACCACCCGCCTCTCTGACGGCTCTTGACTTTTTCTCGTGGTAGTCCTTCTCGAGAAATTTCTCGCTGTGCCAGTAGAGACCGTTGAATTCGATACCGAAATTCTTCGATGGGACCCAAATGTCTATCTCTTGCGGCGGAATCACTCTCCGAGTAGACGTCTCGATCTGCGGAATCAGGGATCTGATAAATTCTTCCACCTCTCTCTGTCCCGTGGAAGTCATGTTATCGCACTTGACGCAAGAACCAGACTCGAGAGAGTAGAGAGATCGCACTTGCTGAGTCCCACACTGGAGATGCGTGACAGTCAGCCCCCAGCCCTTGCGAGAAGTGTAGTCGTCTTCGTCGATTCTGAAGCCGAGACCCTCGACCCTTTGCACGACTTCAATCGCGCTCAAGCGCCGACCCGCTTCGCGAGCGCGATAGGACTCTGAAATTTTCTGGGCTGCTGTCGCTACCGAGCGAGAAGTCTCACTGGTGAGACCCGCGTTCCACTGCCTGAGCTCGCCGCTGTTGAATTTTCGAATTTTCGTGACAGACTGACACATTACGCTCGGAGAAGTTGACTTCGTGTGTCCCCGTTGCCAGGGAATAATTTCTCCGCTGGCATATTTCAGCGCAAGAGTCTTCGACTTCTTCTCGCTCGCTGCCTTGAGAGACTCACACGATTCCTTCGTGAGTCCTGCGTTCCACACGCTCCAGACTCCCGCTTCGCGTGAGAGGGCGCGTGACACCTTCATACTCTCAATGACCCGTGGGTCTGAGAAACATGTCGAGACTCTCGCGTTGTGACCCCGCAGATAGTTCGAGAATCCGTCTTTCCACCCCTTCCAAGGAGCGCTCATCCCGCATCCACAAGCGCAATCTGGTGCCTGCGGGAGAGAGAATTTCTCTAAATACGCGTCGAAAGATTCTAGACTGTGAGCGCTGAGGAGATGCGCGACGAATCGCGGCTCCTGGCGAGAAGTGAATTCACAACGTGGACAAGAAAATACAAACGCCATCGAGCGTAGACTCCATGGCGTAAGTATAACTATTCTGTTGGAACTGTTATTGAAGAATCAGTATTGAAGGACACAATTGTCCATCTGAATGGTGAGCGAGATGTCGGACGGATCTTCAGTGCCGTAGTCGAGGTCGCCGAAGGTCGCGTTGGTGATCTGCGCACCCTTGATATCCCAGAGTTCCACGACCGTGCCGATCGGATCGAGCATTTTCAGCTGGATGTCGCGCTTGTAGAAGTCGGCGTAGCCCGCGCGACCGCTCACCGACTCGTAGTGAGTGCGGATCCACTCCATCACCTGCTGCGCGCCCGAGGGAGCGATGGGGTCGTGGAGAGTGACCGACATCGTGCTGAACTTCGCCTTGCCAGCGATGTAGCGGGTCGTGTTGATCCAGTTGATTTCCTGGGACGGAATTTCGATGGTAGGTCGCGAAGCTGTCTTCACGAGGAACGCATCGACTCCCTCGATAGCGAGAACCCACCGGAATTTCCTCTTGGGCTCAAAGCGATTCGGCAACATATCTGTGACGGAAAGTGTCTCGGCCATATTTTTGACTCCTTGTTTTTATCTATTCACAAGCCGAAGCTCAGATCTCAACGTTGGGGTTGGAAACCACAAAGTCGAGCGAGATGAACTCGACAGAACGAGTGGGCTGGATGAAGATCTTGCCGCGGACAGTGTTGTTCTCCACGTCAGCCTGTGTCGTTGTGGTGGTGTCGATCTTCACGCGGTAGCGGTCCACACCCTGCTGGGCCTGGATCTGCTTCAGGATCGGATCGACGAGGGCCGAGAACCGCGCGAGAGTTGCCGCTCGGTTGGGCTCGAAGAGGATGGAGTTTGCCACGTTCCGAACCTTCCGACGGAGGTCGATGAGAAGGCGACGGACGTTTACTCGATCGAGGGCGGACGCTCGGGCGAGCAGCGTCTTCTGACCGTAGACGACAGGTGTAGCGCTGCTGCCGATCGTCGTGATGGGGTTGATGTCGTTGCTGTAGAGGACGTCCAGGTTGTCGCGGTTGAGCTTCGTCTGGGTCTCGACTACAGTGGAGAGAGCGCCGCGAGTGAAGCCCGCAGGAGCGAACCACGGGAACGCGAGCGAGTCGTTGAGACCGAAGGCGCCGAGGACTGCGACAGAGGGCGGGCAGACGAGGTTCGTGAGGGTCGTCGGGTCCGTCATCACCACATCGGGGAAGTATGCGGCAGTGAAGGAGTTATCGAGGCGGCGGTTCTTCAGGCCGTTCGCCGTCAGCGAGACGGAGACGGTGTCGCTCGAGCCTGTGACAACCTCGTCGCTGATGTTCCTCTCCTCGACGTCCATGATGTAGATCGCATCGAAGCGGGAAGTGACAGCGTCGATCGCGTAGTCGGTGACGCCGGGCTCACGGATGCCAGGGATCGCGAGGATCTGGATGTCCGCGAACGCCTTGTCCTCGAGGATGTCGATCGCCTTCCGGTAGGCCGAGACAGTCGGACCCGAGGGACCGAACTGCGTGGAGGTGAAGTCCATCTCTCTCGCTGCCGCGTTGTTGAGGAGTTTCGACTTGTCGCTGTTGAACGCGTTCGTGCCGTCGAAGCCGCCCTGGACGTAGAAGGAGAACTTGAGGAACTTCCGAGTGGCGAAGTCCTCGAAGTCGTCCACCGTCACGAAGCGACCGCCGCCTGCAGCGAGCGTTCCATCGCGGCGATACGTTGCCGAGGCCCAGAGGTTCGGGTTCGGATACCCGGTGAGTGACGAAGTTCCTGCGACCTGGACCTTGTTGAGGGTGAACAGGTTCTTGTTGTAGGTATCAGCGCTCGCAGTGGTGAGGGGCTTCGCCCAGACGCTGAAGTAGTCGCTGAAGTATTTTGTGAGCGACCCAGGAGTGTTGTCAGTGTATGTGTTCTTGTTGGGCTCTGCCTTGTCGTCGTTCACCTCGAACTGCACGCCCCAGTGGAAGTAGGGGCTCGCAGCCGCTGCGGTGCCGGTGCCGAGAGCGATGTTCCTGCGGAAGGGCACAGGCAGCATTTTCACGCTACCGAGAGCGGCGATGGGAGCCGCTGTGTTGCCGCTGACGTTCAGATAGGGCACACCGCGGAAACCCATCGGCAGGGCGTTCGCGGGGACTTCCTGGTTCTCCACATCGGCCGGGATTTCCACCCTGATGTAGGAAGACACGTTCGTGTAGTTGCCCTCGACCACGAGCTTCTGAGCACCCGCCACGCGATCAAAGTCGTAGTAGGTCTTCGTGTCGCCGATCATCTTGCCGATGTAGCGCTCGGAAGCCGGGTTGATGGTGAGACCCACGTAGGACTCGAGGACCTGGGGGACATCGTCGGTATCGCCGAACTCTCTCACGTAGAGGTCGAAAGTGCCGTATTCCGACGTCGGGTCGGTGGAGGGCGCGATGTTCCTGATCGAGATCTTGAACTTCGTGTTCGCGTAGGCGCCGTCGTCGAGAGCGTGGACCTTGAAGAGATCGACGGGGGCGCCGCCGAAGTCCTGGGAGATCACGAAGGGAGAGTAGGCGGTGCGGAAGCGGTCCTCGAACCCCTCGAAGTTCGGCACTGTCGTCGAGCCGGAGTTGGCGCCGAGGGCACCCGAGAGGACGAAGGCGACTTCTTGGCGAGTGTCGATCGTATTGCCACCGCCACCATCAGTGACGACGCCTGTGCCTGTCACTGCAGTGTAGGAGCGGTAGGCGTCGTAGGCAGTGTAGAGGTAGTGACCCGCCTGTTCAGCCTTTGTCGGATCGGTGTTGAAAATGTCCGCAAAGTAGTTCGGTGCCTGAGGATCGAAAGATGCAGTGACGATGTTCGGATATGTCGCACTTGCCTTGTGACCGCTCAGCAGGAGGACGAACTCTTGCAGGCCGCCAGTGAACTTCACGCTGCCGGTCATAAAACCGAAAGCGCTGCCGGGAACACTTGTCGCGGGCAAGTCGTTCGAGGTGCCAGGACGGCTGGAGGAGAGGACGGGGAGGAC